CTCTCACTATAGGTTACCATGAGACTCGAGGTATAACCTCACCACACACGGGAACAGATAGTTCGAATAATTATAAGGATTAAAGGAGGTAAGACCTCACTAACATACTACATAAGGAGGCGTTGCCTCTCTAGTGTACACCTTATAACTATATTAGAGGAGACACCTTCACGGGTTCAAATAACGAACCGAGACCTCACTTACGCATGCCAAGGAGGCTATGCATATCGCGCTCAACATCATCAACAGTGTGTCTCTCCGTGTTCTCCTCCCCGCCACCAATACTTCCATCAATTCCAAACATTCTCCGGTTCGTGTTTCTAATTGCCGCTGCCTTCATCTGCATATGAGCTTCTCTAGCTCGTTCAGGGGTCTTGGATGTCATCTCATAGAAATCGAACGCGTATCTAGCCAAGCTGATGTCTTTAAGGTTGCGTTTCTGGCCATATCTAGGCATATATCTTTCCGTAGCATTGCGCTTGGCGATATATGCCTCAGCTGCGTTACTGTAATGGGCCATAATTTGCCGCAATGTTGGTGTTGCATGCTCGATCATGGGCTTTAATGGGTACTCGACTTGCTCATTCCCATCCATCATCGTCCAAACGCCGTTGACATTTGGTGAAGTTCCATTCTCGATGCACCACACCATAAATCCATTTAGAACTATACCCATCTCATCATCACCTAATCCATAGTCATTCTTAACGCCTTCATACCATTGCTCGAACTGGCTTACTGTCGCTCTCGTGTTCGACACGTCAAGTTGACTCGGATTGTACTGGAGAAGGTGTTCTAAGTTGAGCGCAATCTTTCCTTTAATCCTTGGTAGGATCATTTTGTCATTGAAATTTTTAATTTTTGGAACTCGGAATACTCCAGAAGACCCCGTGTCGACATCCTTGTCTGCTTCTTTCACTTCCTTCTCCCTTTCCTTTTCTTTTTCCATTCCTTTAATTTTACTCTTCTTCTGATCTTGATCAACACTCCCAGCATCTTTTTCGCCTTCTCCAGATTGATGGTACACCATTAGTTCAGGGCAATCACTCGACTCATTCTGAAAGTAATGAGTGAGGTACCGTTCCAACTCTTGGGGCTCCCCCCGTTGTGAGGTATATAAGTTCCTCAGTCCCACTTCAGACACATATGGTGCTTTACCTTGCCGGGCCAAGTCTGAGTAGGGCGCCTGCTCCAATACCCACTGGTAGAATTTTCGAATTTGTTGTGTGAGCTCTGGATAACCCCACGACTCTATGATCGCCGCAGAAATGGCTTCAAGTCTGTGCTCCGGTAGTTTGGCTTTATCCCACTCTAAAATGGCCACGATGCGTTCTTGTTCCAGCTTCGGTATGTATAAGCCATCGATAAGAATGCCTCGATGGGACATGAACCAAAGATCTGACTTGTTCCTATGACGAGAGGAAAAGTCGTATTTGAGTCCGAGTTCACTAAAGGACTTCTGAAAGCTATCCAACATCTTTTCGTGATCAGGGTGGACCGCGATGCAAAGATCATCACCATTAATATAAAACACACAGTTTCTTTGATCCTCTGGTGTTGTGTACCCTGCTCTATTCAAGGCGTAGTGCATGGTGAGCAGTACCATCAGCGTGTTGTCTACCACAGTTGAAGGTTGACCACTATTATTCCCTTTGAACTTTTTGACGACGGTCCCGTCAGGCGTTGCTATCGGAGTATATGTTATCTCACTGTACAGGTTTCTGAGCATCTCCTCCCCAATATCCCATTGCTCCATAGCCCACAATCTGATTTGTAACACTGCATTGATCAAGTATGGAGATAAGGAGCTATCAAATTGTGATCCATCAGCATCGCAATATACCCATCCATCCGGAAATTTTCGGAGGAATTCATCCCATCCCTTGTAGAATTTCGTCATGCCAACTGTCCATGGACAAGTGATGTTCTTGCTGTAGAACCAATTATTGAAATCGTCCACACAAACTTTGGCTCCAAGTAGAGTGTCAATAGGAGCTGCTGTAAATGAACGGGTTTTGTTAGCAAGAACTTTTTCTGCTGGTCTAATCTCCGCTTTTAGGGAACCATTCCAAATTCCAAGTTTTCCTTCATACAATCTCTGGCAACTACTTTGAACAAGTCTCTCCCTATCTTGTGGTGTGGTTCCTTCAAAGTACTTCCGCTTCTTTCCCGTGTAGAGAGCGCCAACTGCAGCATCCATGTTAAGTGAGTTAATGATGGTCTCACTACACGTGATGTATTCACATTCAGGACAATCATTATCATTCAGCAACTCAATAACTTGAGTTAAACTGGTCTCGAAAATATCACAATCCACTTCACCAACGATGATGTCTCCCGCATATTTAAGTATGTCCTTAGCATAGGCCTCACGATTGAGTCTGCTTTTCATATAATGGCCCATTAAAGGACGAAAGAACCTTTCCGCCTCCTCGTGGAGGTTTAAGTATTGCTGAAATAGCATACAGGGGCCTTTGACAACGTGCTTTGTAACCAAATTTCCAGGCATTTCACAAACCGCCTTCAAGTTGCCATGTAGCTGATTAAATAACCATCGCTCTTTGCTCTGCTCGTATACCTGCAAGCTGTGGACATCCTTGACAATCTTAAATGGGTCTTCGGGCTTACTAAGGTGAATTGTGAGATCTCCCCAGCAAATTTCCTGAGGATTGTATTTCCAATGCCCACTCCAATTTAAAGTGTCTAGTTTATCAATGTAATCTTCTTCAAATTTGTCTGGGAACATGGCGAAGTAGTTGGCGATGTTTGCTGTGCTAGATAAACTATGCAAGCCAACAATAAAGCCATCTTGAGTGCTAACAAGTGGTAGTCCGCAGTCACCATCATGTGTTGAAATCCAGTGTCTTCCAAATGATCCGCCAAAATCATCGATGATTTGACTTGCTTCCGAGACCTTGCTTGAAATGGACTTTTCTTGAAACTCCGCCCCGACGAGGCACACTCGGTCCGATTTTTGGGCTCTTCGAAATCGTAATCGACTATGAAACGGAGGAAAGTCTTTTGGCATCCTGATTATGACTATGTCTGTTTTTCCCACTGGTGCGACCTTGAGTGTGGTTGTGTTTTTGACAACAAATTGCCCATGGTGGGATCGAATTATAAGAGATCCATTGTTCTGTCGAAACAAATGTCTGTTGGTTACAATGTATGAATTGTATCCAACTCCATACAAATCACAACCAGATCCTGAAGTGTTTGTTATATGGCATACCACAGATGAAATGCCATTGTAGTTCTTCATCCCAAAGTAGAGTGACCTACCCTCATGTGTAACAGTGTCCTCATTCTTTTGAGGTACTTTTGCAAATGGGATTTCCTTTGGTATTCCAGTTTGTCTAAGCTCAAACTCACGCTCGGGAAATCCGGCGATTGTGATATGTCTGTCGCACATTTTAAGTGGATTATGTGGTGTGAGATCGACTTCAAGTGCATTCTTAGCAGAGTTTCGAACGTAATATGCCTTGATGCTTGGATCAGCAACAACTTTCTGCTTATCAAGGAGATCCTTATCAAGATATGACTCTCTGACCTTTCCAAAGTGTTCTTGAATTAAGTTCATGTCCACTGTAACGTGCTCATCGATTGTCTCACCAGTTAAGGGGTCAAGAAATCTCACATATGAATAGTCTTCAGGTTTGAAACCGTAAGTTGAAACAAACTTCCGCGTTTTTGTTCCCATGCCGTGAGTCTTGCCCTTACTCTTTCCTTTCTTGGTATATGCATCCCCAAAGTAATGTTCAACGGTCCCATCATCTCCATACAATTCTCTGCCGAGCTTAGCGATTCTGGCATCTCTGAATTTGAGCTTTTGCCGTTGCCGTGCTGAGAAGCCTTGGTGATGCACTTGTTTTGAAAGCATTTGGTCTTTATAGTGTTGCCAAATCATAAACGCACCTCCACAAAACACGAAAGCACTAATTAAGGCGTCCTTGCACATCAACGACTTATCCCACAATCCTCTAAGCCGTAGTTCCTTTATGATATGTGCTCTCCCATCCTGACTTTGGTGATAAACCGCCCTCATTGCTCCAAAGCTTTGAATCATCCCCTCTACATTAGCATCATTAGTATGTCCCTGAAATTGCTGCAATTGCGACTTGGCTTGCTGTAGTTTCCGCACGTTCTCTAGGGAATGGTCAACCATGTAACGTGATTGTATAGCGTTGATAATTCCAAGTAGTGAAAAACTTGTAGAGGTGCATGAGCGGCTAGTGATAGCTTTGAAGTGAGCATGTTTGGCATTTTCACTAGCAATTAGGGTGTCAATCATGGCTATGGTTCGTGGAATCGCATGTAGATCCGTTTGAAGTGTGTAGGATATCTTCCCAGCCATGGCACTGTTTATCCGACCAAACGTAATATCCCTCTTGTACAATTCCACTGCTTGCCAAATATTCTCATATAATTTCGCTGGAATTTCTTTAATCAAAAATGGTAATCTGACATTCCTGTCAATCTCAAGCTGGTGACCTATAGTTTCGTAGTCCTTAACTGAGAGCCAGATGCTTTCCACCCCATGCGGTATCGATGATGAACATAACCGTATCTCACTATCTCTGAGCTTATACACTCGCAACAGTTCCATAATTTTGGGATGCACGCTTCCATCTGGGGCGACAAGGTTGAATGTGAACAGTGGATTCAGCTCAAAATGTAACATGGTTTTGGCTTGTCGTACTGTGCACTTGGCAAGCAGGCTAATTCCAACATTGTGCGTCATCACTGGTAGCCCATATGTAAAAGACAAGAAAGCAGCTTCTGTCGCAACTAATTCGGGAATCTCAATGATACCTTTTTCTGTGTGTCCAATGCGTAGAGCTACTCCAGCTTTATGTCTTCCAACTCGCCCAAGTCGCTGAATGCGCTCACCATAACTAATTGCTTGCTTATTGTAGCAAATCCGCCTATTGTCTGCATCCAGTGATGGAACCACCTTCATACCAAAATCGATTACTGCATCTATGTCAAGTGTGACACCGTTTTCAATGATGTTAGTAGCAACAATGAAATGCTTGTGCTTAGTGGTGCCTTTCGTTTCGATCTCAGTTCTACCGACTTTCATTGTTCGTCCATCCACTTTCGTGACCAAATAACCTTTTTCAAGCAACAGCTTGCTAAGTTGATCTACTTCATTGTAACTCGCCACGTACACGAGAATATTATTAGCTATAGCTGTCACATCACTTTTAGCTCCAGTTCCAAAATTGGCCACGAGTTGTTGAAAACTGATAGACTCTTCTGTTAAAAGCTTGACAGGGAATTGTGTTGTGAATTCAGTCTCCCTACCAGGTGGCGTCGCTGACACTTTCAGTACCTTTCCCCTAATTTGGTGCTCTTTCATTAGACAGTAGAATCCCATTGCTTGCGCATCCACCACATGGCATTCATCGAAGATGATGAAATCAAATTCTTGTAATTGGTCCACATTGTGTGCGAAGAAATGTAGAGCGAATCCACTTGTCATGATTGTTATTGGCGTTGAACCAAATGATGTGAGTCCTCTCATCCTAATAGTTGGGTTCACGTGAAAAGGCTCGCCTCTAAGTTGCTTGCACACATTTTCGCACAATGGTCTTGTTGGTTCAACAAGAAGAACGTTTCCCTTCTGGGCTAGTAAGAAAGGAAGGTTCGTGGACTTCCCACTACCAACAGCGCCTCGGATAAGGAATTCCTTATGCTCATTGTGTGATATAGTTGAAACAACGCTTGACGCATTACTACGATCGAACTCTAAAAACTCTCCACCAATTCGATAGTGACCTACAGTATTATTCCGTGCCAGCTGAGAATCCCACCATGTGGAAAACGTCACATCGATGAGGGAACCTTCCTTTTGCTCGTTAATGTCTAGATCAAAATCGATTGTTGCTTGCTTGTCCTCATAAAGGTCGTTTACGTCATCCAAAGATTGGTGGTAGACATCTTGTTCAATTGTTCCAATAACTCCTTTGAATTTGTTGAGAAGCCGGTAAACACAATCGCTCTTCTCTGCATCTATGAACATCATGATTAAAGTAACGAATGCTAAGATCTGCTCCATGCGTTTTTCATTTTGAGTTTTTGCCTGATGCACCACTTGATTACCAACTAGACACTTGGCTTCATCTACGAGCTTCGGTTCCTTCTGTTCAACATACGAGATAAATTCGCCGGTAGTTGGTTCCTCTTTCAACTCATACGCTAACTGGGCATAGAGTTTTTCGAGTGTCTCAAAAGTCTTCTGCTTCTTGAATTCCTGATTTTGTTGCTGCAAATACCTATGATCTATTAAAATTGAATGCGAATATTTAACAACCTGCATTAGCAATGTAATAACTAGCAAAACATTAATAAACTTGATCATGTCTGCGAAACAGTAGTTTACCGCTTTGAGTGTAGCACGCCTAATTCGTTGAGTAATCGAATTGAGTGTACGGCTACAGATAGAACTTACGAACCTGATTGGTTTCATTGCGACTTCCTTAACATCTCCTATAAAGTGCACTGGCGACAGATCGAAGACAGCGCCTGAAGCGGTGAGGCCTGTTGGGATTAAATATTTTGTGGAAGCCTTCAAGAAACCGAATGAGAAGCACCTTGCACGCAACTTTTCCGACAAACTTAGCTCGTCCCATGCCTGTTGCAAGCTGAGCACGTAGATTTTTTCGACTGTCTGTTTCAGCTTTAATTCCACTGTCCTGTATCCGAGCGTATCGAGAGACTCATTGGTGAGCATTGTGTTCTCAAAAACATTTAAAAGCTCAATGGCTTTATCATACGTGACCCAGGGCTTTATCCTTGCTTCAAGCTGGCTTTTAAGTGCTCGTGAGTTAAGCGAAATCTCTTTGTATTGCTCGCCAATTGTCCGAGCGAATGTGACTTTCTGTGCGAGCGTCTCGATCATAGCAAACATTTCTGCCACATCCTGGTCTCGTTGCATCCAGTATCGAATAGCCACTTCAAGTGACCCACTGTTGAACATAGCGATGAGCACAGAGGGTGAGTGAAGTGCTATAACAGCTATATACGGCTCCTCAAACAGCATTGCACAGAGTTGATTAGGCCTGTAGACACTCTTGATCAACTTGAATATATCTGGAATTATCGGTGCGTCCTCCGGATTTCCTCCAACCAAATAATGCTTGAGTTCGCTATCTAATGGATCACGAGCAAATTGTATCAGCTGGGTAACTGTATTTGCCTTCAGAATGTGATACCCTGTACTAACAGAACCATACGAGTCCATCACGTGCATTACCTTAGCTTCATGATCAACAAGAATACGTGGTAACTCAGCAGTTGCTGTGTCCGGGTGGAAAACGGTGAGGTAGTACGCTGCAGTTGCAACGTCTCTCATCGAAGGCCACTTGCCTAATTTTTCGGCGACTACATCCCGAACGGCCTTTGTGAATGCTTTTGCTTCCCCTTCAGGCACGTTGACTAACATTGCTAGGAAAATATTCATGTAACAATATCCTTCCTTTGCAATGTACATTGACTCACTTTCGAGAGTTGGAAGATCCAACGATTTTGGATCTCCCGTATTTCCGAGAACCAGGTGATTGCGGGTTGGTGTCTTGAGCTCACTTTCAACTGGGCGTCCGTCATCAAGTGTGACACAACTGCAAACGTGAACGTAATTTCCGTGTCTGAGGCTGATGCATTCCTTTGTTAATGGGAATGACTTCACCAATTCACCCTTCATTTGCTCGCGCAATCGCTCGAAGTTTGTTGAAACGATGAGATTTCTAATTGCGATTTTCCTTGTGCCATTCGGGTTCACGCGAAGTTCATACTGCTGGTAACCTTTACTATTGTCAACTTTCTTATAGAACTTTGTGAAGAAGCGTTTAGCATGATACTGTCTGTCTCCCCACAAGAAATTTCCATTCTTATCGAGTTGGTTATCACACAGTAGTGCGAAGTTGATGTGGGATTTTCCGGAAATCTTGTTTCGAAAGCTCGCGATACTACCAGCTGCTATTGACTCCGTCCTTTTGGCATGCCACCTTGCAACTTCAAGTAGTTCATGTGTTGCTTCTTCAAACTCCTTGCGCCCAGCCATTGAACCTTTAATTAATGTTTCATTCACATGCACAATGTGCTTAAAAGGTGCTTCCTTCTTGTCCCCGATCTTCACATTGATCTCTGTAAAATCATCAAAATTGGAATTCCTAGCATTGAAGACTTTGTTCATTTGAAATAAAAGATTTGAAACGTGACCAAATGAGCCATCAAATTGGTTGAGTGTTGCTTGCAATCTTTCGAGTTCATCATGCAATTGCTCGCCAATTTCATGAATTGTTCTATTCTGAATTTTCTGACTGCAGGTCTTGCATGTTATACGGCTAGATGGAAATAATAGGAGCGTAACCAGCGCTGCAATCTCTCCACAAGTCCTCACATCGAGATCTGACGTGCATGTATGATCGGACGGTTTTCTGCACCTTAAGAACATCGAGTTGTATCCGTCCCAAAATCTCAAGGGAATGTCACTGTAATGTTGCATTTTATGTCGCATGACATATCCAACATTTATTCTAGCATCGTACAACTTGCCCTCGTGTCTCCCCCTCACAATTAAGTAGGCACCCGGACTATAGCTGTGCTGCCCTAGCTGAGGTCGTTTGAATACCACGAGTCCACTCATACCAGGCGCAATTTCTTCCCCTCGAATAAAACGACGCTTGACAGTGGTCCGTGCAACCTTCTCAAACAAGTCCTCTATACTCAAATCAGTTGCACAGTCCTTCCGTGAAATCTTGCCTTCACAATGTCTCAAGTTAACAAATGCTCCCTTGCTAGTAAACTTTATAACTCTTATGCGTCGCTTCTTCGTGATGATTTCTAACACAGAGTTATTCTCCTTGCAAATCTTTGCTACTTGGGTGATTAACCAATCGATCTTAGCTGAACCACACACTCGATCAAAAGTTTGTGGCCTCTTCTGTTTGACAGACGTTGCACATTTAATACCATTAGTAGTGATTTCCTCTGTGTGCGAACTCTGTTCCAGTTGGACAATGGAACTGACCACACTGTCACTCCCAGCAAATTCGCGCGTCTTCCTTTTGGACTTGTTAATTTTCGCCAATTGTCGTTTGGAAGGCTTTTTCCAATAGGTCCTTCCCTTCTTGTCTTTAAGAAGGTACTTTCCTTCATGTGCTGCTTGCAGATTAAGTCTCTTAACTAGATCTTCAAAAATTGCTCTCTCTTTCTCCTGAACCGCTCTCATGTAAGCACGAGTTTCACGCACGTGTTTATTGTGTAGATTGAGCTTGCGTTCCATCATCTTCTTCTTCCATAAGCCCTCATCAAAGTTTGATGTGGCTTTGAATTCAACCACTTGCTCACATACATCCATTGCCAAACTGGCGGCATTCTCCACATTATCGGCAATGGGTGGAGCTACCTGAAAACCCTCAGATTTCAACATACCGTGACCACCAGAATGGATGACAGGTTCTGGCACAGATACCAAAGGAACTTCAAATGTTCCAATCATAATGGTACCAACACAGGCGTTGTGTGGCTCCATTGAAGCTTCACACACTTCCGCTTCTGATGCGGCCTGGTTAGTGGAATTTTTCATGGAATTATGCGCTTCCACCATCTCAGATAGTTTCTCAATCGTCACTTTCTTTATTTCAGAATAGTCTAGATCAAAGTAGTGCGATACGTCATCGATTGACTTCATTAGTCTCTTCTCAGAGAAGTAGTACTTCTCTCCACAACTGCACTTTTTAAAGAATGTGTCTTCAGTCTCGTCACATTCAGGGCAGATCCATTGATTTGCAGTATAATCATGTTTTAGGCCACTCAGCATGGCCTTCCTTGTTCGGCAAAGTACTCCTGCCTGCTCTGCCTTACTCAGCTGCAAGAATGAGACGCAGAAATCAACGTCAGCCTCCATTATCATGTGCAACAGTTTTGCACCATACTCAATATTAAATTCGGTCCAATACGCCACGTTGCTGCGCGCCGTCAAATCCTGCATATGCTGCTCGAAGTGAGCTATCCCTTTCTCCTGCACCATTCTACGGCTTTTCAGGCTTCGTGGAACGTATGATACTAGTGATGCCATTGCGAATTGCTTGTCGAATTGTTTCCTTTAAATTGCAAGTTTGCAAACGTAAGGTTTGTTTATGAATGCGCTTAATTTTGTTTTGTTGGGATACAGAGAGATCGTAAGATTGTGCTGTTCTAAAAAGAATGATCCCTTGTTAAATTTG